ACGAAGACAAAAAAACAATATATCTACAACAATAGACATAAGAAAGATAATTTTTTTCTCGTGATTTAAATTATAGGATCCATATTTGATAGAAGACTTAATATGATCTTAGCAATTATACATAAAGCAAGAATTCAAACAATCCAGTACTTTTCATCAATCTAGCTGGCCTTAGTCCTTCATTATAAAATTTTAAAATCACCTGGATATTCTGGTTGTGCGGTACCACCGGGTCATCTTTGAACATTCTCTGATACAGACGGATAAGTTGAGCAACTTGACTACTTCGATGTGATAAACGGATAGTTTTTGACTTTTCGCCCTGACCAGAAAAATTCCAACTCTGAAATATCTTATCCTTTTTAAGATGTCTTCCAAAGTTCACTCTAACAGAATTGTTTATCATCTCATATGTCTGGGCATATAAGTCCAAGGAGTTGGTCTTTAAAGCAATCCATGACCATAGAGAGTGCACAACAGTCAGCATGTTCAATAGTTGGGGATTGGAAGGAACATTCAAATTGGTCTTTATCTTATGTGTCGTCTGATAATTAGATTCACAACATAGTAAACAGACTGCAAGTAGATAGTTGATGTGATTCTTGCCCTTATGTCGCTGCCATGATTTAGCAATAGATACTGCATATCCGCTCTCTAAGCCCAATATAGTCAGTATTGTTCCGAAGTCCACAATGACATCCGAAAGGACTTCTCTGGGTACTCCTAAGAGAAGGTCTGCAGATTGCAATTCCCTGGCTCTCTTTAACTCATTGTAATGATTTTGAAAACAATGAGTTCTTTGAAGGGCATATGAGAGATCTTGTTTGTCAGGAAATAATTTGGGTACCGTGCTGATCTCTAGGCATTTAAACACCGCATATAATTCTGAGGTGTAAGAGCTTGATACACTTGTCTGACATAAGAAAACCTCACTAAATTGAGGGCCTATCTTATCAATGATAGAGTTGTAATTCATGACCCTGTTCACATATGTCTTGAAGATAATAGTCCCTTTGGGTTCCAATAACTGCAAGCCCCATGTGGCCACATTTTTCTCGATCTTTTCCATGATGTCCATTTCTGTGACTTCCATGTCCAATATTATAAGATCCCACTTAATCTTCTGGATCTTCCCTGCTTGAAAAAAGTAAGCCCATGTGTTCTCCTTTGAAAGATCACTTGGGTGCTTCCAAACATCATCCAGATTGATGCATCTAGACCGATCACCTCTTAAGGCCATAATGGCAGCAGGTGGGCTAGGATGACTACCCTTGAAATTGATGCCATCCATCATGAGAAGACTGTTAAACAGAACCCTCCCATTAGGGTTTGATCTACATAGATAAGCAGATATCCCTCCTGACCCATCGCCACCACAAATTGCGCCGGTCCAGTGAATTTTCAAATCAGTAAGAAGTGATCTGATTTTGTAATGTGCTCCTGTTGCAAATTGATTGAGTCTTAAACCAGATATTAATGGATGACCTCTCCTAGGGACTCCCAATGGATCATGCACTTTCTGAAGAGAGTCATACAATACCTGATACCTAATAACTGATCCTGTCCACTCCTTGCCCCAATTGAGACCTCTAATTGCTTGTGGTGGACGTTCCATATGAAATTTGACTGCATGTCGCAATTCTTGAGAACATACCAATACATTCCTGATTAACTCAGGTACATTGATCAATTCCCATTGCTCATTTTTGACATTGATGTAGATCTCTTGGATCCTTCGTATAGTTTCCTTGAAACGTTGGTTTTGTTTGGTGGTCATTACTAATTTGAGAGCCTGGATAGATATTGATATGGATCCTATGATGTCATGTGATTGTAGATCGGCAAACAACCAGGCTTGTGAATTAAAGTTCAGTCTCAGGTTTCCATTAAACCACTGAACTAATAGATTCTTCAAATAAGACCTGCCTATTGACCCCAAATCGCGGTTGTTCAAGGGATATGAGGAGGGCAGCTTATGGGGGCTCATCATTATGGCTTCATGCAGGGGTCCATCTCGAATAAAGTTCAGAAACCCAACTGATTCACACAATGACTCCAGGACATAGAAACTCAAGCCCCATTGTGCAATACGGGGTTTTTTAAGCTCTAATAGATTTCTTCTATGGATCAATTGCAGGGCACATGCACGCTGAACCCCTAGGAATAATCCCTCAAAGAATTCTTGAGGATGCATTTTCCCACGGATCCCCAATGGGAATAAAGAACTGTCTTCTACATGTTTGGAGTGACTAAGCAGCATGTCGGTGTATAAGAACCCCATGATATGTCCTATTTGCTGAGACTTTGTCTTAGGAGGAACACTTTCCCAATCACTTTCAGGTATGTCTAAATTAACTTTAGATGTTCCCCACTCGGCGTCAGGATTAGGTCTCCAAGAACCTAATAAATTATGCACATCAGGAAGAATCAATTCCCACTCACTCTCCAGCCATGGTTCTTCAATCTCTCTCAAACACTCAGGGCAATTTATGTGATAATGTACGTTCACACAATCCTCTCGATCTCCCCAAATCACGGAGGTAGTTGCCTGTGCATAAATGATCAATGATTGGAACATAAAATCATAGTTTTTGTCATTTAAGTTCTCCATTGTATCAGTAGTGCAAATCATCCAGGTCAGATTGGTTGGAGCACTAGCACTAAATCCTCCATTAGACTGTCTTGCGCATGTGAATCTATGGAGAGCTGAACCAGTTCTTTTGAAACCCACTTGATGGGCGGACCAATCCTCTCCAGTCAAAGATTCCAGATTGTTTAATATGCTGCTAGCCAATTTACTATCTGGATCAACAAACCAGGATATTGAATTCCTCATTTTCACAGCTCGTCGAAGAAGTGGGATATTTGTGTCCTTATCCCATGGTTGAATTAGGGAGGTTGTTTCTGATGTCCTAGACCCAAGGTAGGGCGGGTATGGTCCCTTCATCCTTTTTGTCATGTGTAATCCCTTTGGCACTAAGACTGACAAATATGAACTGGATGTCAAACAACCATTACAATGGTTTGTCAAATTATCAGCCTCACCCAACATCTCTAGAGGATGAGGAATTGTTGTCCCCAACACTTTATCATTCCAAGAGGCCAACCTGAGTTCGTCAGCAAGAGTTGAGGAGCATTTCCATAGGTCCTGATCTTCGAAATTGGATCTTCTACAGATCTTTATGATGTTTGCGATTCCTATCAATTCACTAACACAGATCACATCATCTATACGTCGCGCATACCGATTTTTGTACTGGTTCCTGATTGTTCTGGAATTCTGGAACATGCTGACTATGGAGTTTGTTATCCCATAATATGTGGAGTTCACCATTTCACTGATGAATCTAGGGAACAGTGGTCTGATTGACCTGGCCCAAGCATATAGGGTGATCTCTTCCTGATGAACATAATCCAGAGACAGACGGATGATTGAATTCTGAATCTTACTCCTGTTGTTTATTAAATTTGTTCTAACTTGATTTTTTAAGAGGTTGACTGCAGAAATTCCTCTTGATATGTTCAATGCAACAGGGTTCTCGATTAGTTTGTCTAGATGCTCTGGGTTGAATTCCTCCAAAATGGGATGCCCGCAAGTTATTGCCAAATCTTTTAGCTTCTTGTCATCGGTATTAGCAGCAATAACCTTCCAAAAACTCAGTGACTCTGTGACTGGATCAGGGAACATCCGAATTAAAAATCTAGTTAAAGATGTTCCACCAATACCCCCTAATGATGGGTCTAGGTAGATTACCAGTATCCTAAACTCCCGGGAGCCCAACCAAGAATGATCCCTGACTTTTTGATTTAGAGGAGCTCTAACAGCAGGGTTGTAAATTTTGAGGAGCTCAATTGTGAGATTAGCAAATAAATTGTGGAGAATCATTGCAGTAACTGGTGTTTCAGAAAAATGAGATACAGTCAAAGCATTAGTGGCAACAGATGAGAGTAATGACCCTAATGATGGAACTTGATCATTGTTTCCAAAGTTCACTCTTGACCATCTCTTTGCATCCAATCCCCTAATGATTCCTCTGAATATAGGGACCTTACCATAGTTTAAGTAGTCAGCACTCACCATTGTCTCATCCTCATTGATTAACAAGCCCAATTTATTAGTGCCCCCCCGTATGGCATTCATGACAGCATTGTTGTTCTGAATGATCTTGTCAATCTCATGGACCAATTCCTCTTCGTCATAAGTTGGTACAAGCTCATAACAAGTGCTAATTGTTTGATTATCCCCTTGAGCTAGTACCTTAACTAGTGTGTTTCTTATCTTGGATTCTCTTTCTATGACCAACAGGTTGACTATAGACCATCCTTTTTGTCTCAAACCCTCCAGGCCACCTTTCTGGCCATCCCAACACACATGAAAATCAGGGGACTGGGGACTCATTGTGGTATCCCTGCAAACCATTAGATCTGGCCTCTGATTGTAGTAAATTAGACTCTTCTCAAAGAATTCATGAGATCTAAGAAACAAATTTGGGAGACCAAAACACATACCCATCACTTTGAAGATATAACAATTTGACTCGTACCTTTGATGATTGTTCCACTTCTCATAGTCAATATGGTTAGCAATAGATATGAAGTCATATCCATCTAACCCCTGACCACTGACATTTTCTAACATCTTCTTGATCACTTCTTGAAGGTCATCGGCCATAGTTAGTCCCTTAAACAGAGGGACAAAGAATTCTTTGATAAGATATTCGGTGTATACAAAGTACTCTCGTAGTTCCCATGACATCAATGAGAAAAATCTTCCGATCCGTTTCATCTCCCTCTCCTTTGCCCGAAGCCCAATAATTAAGGAATCAAGATCCAAACCCTCATCATTAATCTTCTGAAGAAATTTTACCCAATTTGTTTCCGGCTTCTCTAACAGTGTTTGAAGAACTCTCTTTGTTGGGATAGGGGAATTTGGGTTATTTCTCACCCAATCAAGAACTTCTGATCGGTTCATTGAGTGTGATTTGTCTGAGTAAATGAGAGATGGATCTAACACGTCTGGGAGATCATAGATCTTGGTGATCGGCAATGTATGCCAATTATCTCCAAATTCTTGGATCTGATATTGATTAGGCCATGTATTCGATTTAATGTGATTGTACAATAAATTTTTGTCATCTAGTCGATCAATGTCCACAAACCATTTTTTCTTTTCAAAAAATTTCTTTTTCAGGATTTTGTAGGCTAAGTCTGATGCCAGAGCTTGCGCATAATCATCATCAATAATTTTTTCCATAGTGACTTGTGCATGGAGTTTTTCAAGCCCCTCCATGTAGTCAATGTCTGGGTGTCCCCAATGTCGGAAAACTGAGTAATATATCAAAACCTGATTCACATCCTCCTCATTTATAATAGCATTAAGGAATGCAGGTAAGTAGGGGGAATTACCTTGTTTTTCAGCAATTGACCTGTAAACATGATTTTGAAACTCTGGGAACTCAGGAATTAATGGACGGTATCTTCGGGCTAACTGGCATAAACGAAGGTTGCATATCGGTTCAATTAACTTCAATCCATCATAACCAGTGTTTCCTTCCTCCAGCAGGTGACTATCCCCAATCAAATATAAATCAATTAATTTTTTAGCTGACTGATGTTTCCTGTACAGATCACCCTCCGGGTATAGAATCGATAAAACCACTTGAACTCTAGACACACACATGTCTTTCAACATTAAGAGCATGTTCCGATCCAGGATGATAGAATGATCTTTCAGAAAAACATACCCTCCAGACACTACTAAGCGCCCAAACATATTTGAATTGAATTGAAAACTTGTCTTATCCTCAACTCCCTCCACCCCTGAGCTCTTGAAAGTTGCATTCAATTGAAGTGCCTCTCTAGGGCCTGTGCAATTTAAATGTAGAATGATTAAATGTATGGATAAGAATAGGTCCCCCCAATACCAGACCTCATTTGGTATATCATTCAGGATGTCGATATTGTATACACTGGTCAAGTCCACAGTTTTCTTAGCCCAAGCTTTGAGGAAGACTTGCAGAACAATCCCTGTTTCTCTTGAGTTGTTGATGCATGAGGTCAAATAACTTCGAAACAAAGATGCTTGGCCTGGTTTGTATCCTCTTCTCAAGTATGAGATACAAAAACGATGATATTTCCAAACATCAGTATTTTCCTTAGTTGCCAAAAACCCATGTTTGACAAAGGCTTGCTTAGTAAAATGCCATGTCGATTTTTCAAACACAGGGTTGTACTCTCTGTTCCGAATATATTTCTCCAACTCTTCTAGATGATCATTAATGACTGGTGAGTTTAAGTTGTAATCAAATTGATTTAAGAATTCCATAGAGTCAATTTGTTCTAGCCATTCGACATCCAACTCCCCATCCAAATCTGCAGATATTTCATACTCATTTTGTAGCTGATCAAAATCTTCATTTTCGTCTTCCATATTGAAGACTGCTGATTTTTTTCTCGTCAAGGAATCCTCTGTTTTCTGGGCCTCTTGTGCCTCAACTTCATGACAACTTTCTTTTTGATTCTGGTCTTTTTAACCCTTTTGATGCAATTTTTGAGACACAGTCCAGATCGCCAAACACACTTTCCAATCTTATATATTATGATGATAACTTTGATTGAAACAATTATCAATAGGATTATTAAAGCCCATTTACCAATGTAACTCATCCAAGATAGGAAGGGTTCAAAGAATCTTGTGATATCGTTCCAGAGGTTCTTGAATGCATTTTGAATTGGTTTAGCAACATCTACATCAAAATTAAAACCCATTAGTACTGGAAGTAACTGTGGCCTTGACTTTTCCCATGGGCCTTCTTTGGTGGAGGTTTCGGTGGGTGATTTTTGGTGCTGACAGTTTTCCTTGGTCTCATCTCAATCGTGTCATAAACATGAAAAGATGAATTTTCTCCAGCAGGTTGTGATGTTTTCTTACACAATAAGTTATAGCAGTGGCAACGCTTCCATATAAGTAAAGCTATGATACCGATACAGCCTGTTCCTACCCACCAAGCGATGTTGGTAAGCTGGGAAAAGTAACTTGCCACAGCGTTCTTTGCAGCTCTAATAGCACTCTCAACTTTAGAAAATACCGAAGTGGTATTTGAGTGAAATATTGATGTGTAAATGTTGTTGACCAATTCCATTTGATTAGAAATGGCAACTGTTCTGGGCGAATCCAAAAGTAGAAGATTGGTTCTATCTTTAAAAAAGCCCAATCCTTCTGCACCATTTTCCACAGCACTGGGGGTGTATAGAGTTGTTCTATATTTGATCAACCCGTTGTAAGATAAAACGTACCATCCATCACGACTACGCCCGTCTGATTGATTCAAGTAGTTAGGACGATCGAATATGCTATTATTTAATTGTACAGGTGTTCCGTCAAATAGTTGTCCAATGATCCAAGAACCAGATGTTTGATTTATAATTTTGCTCACATTGTGTATGATTCGGTACATGCAGGGCCTTTGTTCCATATACAGCTCTGACTGAGGTCCCCCATGGTCGCCTCGAGTCAATATTCGCTTAAAGACTCTATAAGTCTGCCCGATTCCAGGATTGACCGGAAGAAGGTAATTGAGATCATTGGGCGATATCGGGTCATTACTTAAAATTCGACTTCTAACATTTTCACACATCATTGTGCGCATCAGTTCCTGTGTCTCAGCCATCCTCTCATCATGGTTGTCATGACTCAGGCTGACCCTTTCACCCTTCTCACATCGTTTCAGAATCCTTAGTACCCACCTTACTACTTCATTGCCTGATAACCCCCACCACTCTCCAGAAGGAAATCGAATTCCAAATCGGCCGCATACTCCTCTATAACAGGCGCCTTCTAACCTCCTAACTCCATAAATGGAACTTCTTATCATCTGCTCTTCTATACCGTAGTGCATATCACCCTCCTTTTCTTCTAAAACCCCGAATACCGTTCCGGATTCCCACAATTTTTGATTGCAAACATCCTTTCTCATAGATATTCCTCTTGGAACCCATAGGACATTTGGATGGATGGTGTTGCAGTAATCCAGTCTGCATGACCCACCAATAAATAATGGATCAACAAATGTTCCATTATACACATCTTCTCGAACGGAGTGGGGCTCTACGATGACAAAGGTCTTTTGATCTGTTTGAGTAGAGCACCAGGAACAATAAAACGGAGGGAAAAAGGGATTTGTATATTCACCCATTTCATATGTTGTGATTGCTTCTTCACATTCATCGCGTGTGATGGGAAGGTTGGAAATGGTGTTTGTTTCTGTTGTTGAGAAGTACCAAGTCTCTACACATTGAGACACCCAGGACTGTTTATGGCAAAGGTATCCATCCACAGTTAGTCGACTACTCGTTAAAGGGTGGTGAACAGTCCCTATTTTGAAAGATGCCTTTGCTTCAACACTGATATTATTGAAAGACGGACAGTTCAAATTTTGAGAAGTGATAGGTTGCCATGGTTCTTTGCAATGGATGGGGAAGGTTAGGATGTTGTCAAACCAAGTTTTATCATGCGGTAATCTAACATACCATTGATCTGTATCCCTGAAAATAGCAAAAAGCCGAGGAACTTGAATCAAAATGATTACTAAAAGGTAACTCATCTTGGTTTGTATGCAGATATCTGCTGTTTTTTTTCTGGTTATATTCTGCTCATGTGTGTTAATTGGGCTTCAATGATGAAACTTAATTGAACACAATTTTTTCTCCATCCGGGTATGTATTTATTTTGAAAATTGAAGCCAGGCTGGAAAATGATGGAGGGTTGGCCCCATTTGACATTTTACAATTATATATGTCCAAAAACGGGACTCCTCTTTTGTTAGTTGGGGTCATCTTGCATTTGATGTTCATAAAAACATCATTGCGTCCACGCTTGAACCGAATTGATAAGTTGTATTCAACTTTCTCTCTTAGTTTCGGATAACGAGACGACAGATGGTAGGTTACTGGATAACACATGTCACTGTGATAGGTGTTCAGGGAGTTCTCGCTGGTCTTCTTTCCCATGTGCAGGGCCATGACCAAAACATTGGCCATAAGTATGGGGCGGTAAGACACAGATCCTTGATATTTATCAAGAAGCTCCTCAAGAACACCTACCACACCGGCAATTGTGGTCAGATTTAATTTTGTTCGAATCTCAAGATCACAGTCCAAATCGTAGGTCCTCTCATAATGAGTAGGGGTGTTTTTCTCTTCCAGAGTTGGGGCAGAAGGAGCAAATAAATTGTTTTGTTCAGAGTATCCGGGTAATGAGTCTTCATATGAATTGGGGTTATACAACCATAGGGATGAATCCGACTTTTCAATGTCAGCCTTTGGCTTCCGCTTTTTGAATAGCTGAAGCATGATGACTGCTGATTTTTTTCAGGTTAAGGTTCCAGAAGGTACTCAAAGTTGTAAGAGTGGGCGGCATCCTCTATCTCCCTGCGAAGTTCTTTCGGAATTTTTGAGCGAACAGATGTGTACCAGGTCTCCCATGGGGTTTGACCTCCAGACCCACCCGGGTAAGTAATCCTTCCCGCGAAACACACCTTGATGATTTTGCCAGCCAAACTAAATAGAGGGCTTTCTAAGATCCAAGTAGTTCCAGGGTACTGCACATGTCTACTTCTCTTCATAAAGGACACGTTCACGCGTAGCTCAGATGTCATGTAATACTCCCCGTTATCAAGATACAATGGTGACACTTGACTGATTAAAAATGTAGTCACAATTGCAGCAACTTCAGTAGAGAGATGATGATTATCTCTCATCCAGGAGATTATCTCCCACTCTAGTCTATCAATTACTTCCTTGGTGTACCAGTTCTCTTGTAGCTTGAAAGACATTGACAGATTTATAGCAAGATTCATGATTCCTGCTGATTTTTTTCAATTGGGGACCCTGGGCGTCTGAATCATGTCAAAAAGATACTCAAATCCAAATCGTTTTGCGTCTTGTTCTAATGTTCTTCCGGAGGGGGAGTATGGGTAGTATGCTTCTCCCCATTCTTGCTCATAACGGATTCCATCCATGGTGTTCCTGGTGTTGAGCGATGCGCTGAGAGCAACTCCGATCGCTTTTCCGTCGATAACCATTGTAAAGCGTCCATCCCGCAATTGAATGTGAAGACGGAAGACGTTGTGAAAACGAGCGGGAAACATAACACAAGTGCAAGCCATTCCAATACATTCAATTTTGTCTTCCTCTGTAAGTCTGAATTTAATTTTCGAAAAGAGGAAGCTGCAAACCATTCCCGCCACATCCTGAGTGATTCCTGCTCTCCTACGATACTCTGTGGTTGAGGCTTTTTGTATTAACCACAGATTACGCCTGGTGAAAGACTCTCTCGGCAATACAAATTTAACTGATCCAGATATAGCAAGATTCATGATGATCCCTGCTGTTTTTTTTCAAGTGTATAACATGTGGAGAAAGCCATATCTGGATGCAACCTGATCGGGATTTCTGAACAGATAATTGGCAAGTGGATCTGTCAATTTTGGCCACCAAACATTTGACCAATGGGGTGCATCTCGATTGATTTGTGTATTGATGTAGATGAAGAATTCAACCTCTCCTGTGTTCCTATCTATTCCAATCGGAAACTCAGTCCGAATCCTGTATTCTTTTAGGATTGGTTGATCTGATTTGATGTCCCCTGGAAGGTCAATGTCATCCTGAATCCAACTGTACCCATGAGACACGTCAAAATCATAGTAACACAGTTGTGTTTGCTCCCAGGTCCAATTAACTGCAAATGCAGCAAGGTCTTCAGGAAATCCAGACATCGTAACACATCGAGTAATCATGATCGATATAATCTCATGCAATACATCTTTTGGAAGCTCCGGTAAGTAGTAATTAAATGTCAGACCTGCATTAATGAATAGCTTCATTTTGAGGCCTGCTGATTTTTTTCAATAAGGACAGACACAAGTGCTGGAAATCATCTGCCGCTTGGCCGATCTTTTCAGAATGGCTTTGTAGGCAGCCTTTTTGTCAGGGTAAATTTTATTCAGATCCAGAGACCCAATGTCTAGGCCTAGACTTTTGATAGTTAACTTAACAGTGCCCCCTGAAATCTTTCGCACAGTCAAGCCTTGTTCAAGGTCTGATATAACCTGGAATAATGGACCTTCCTTGTTTGGTGGAGGTTCTTGAACCACAGCTGGAGCAGTGAATCCCTCTGTGCTCCTGGGTCCCTCAATGTCCAGTTTCACTGGAGGTTTGGGAGGGACCTTGGGCTTGACTATTTCTCTCAACTTCTCCCTGGGTAGATAGAAGTTAGGATTCAATCCCGAGGGAGTGACAATTTGAATCACCTTTTTAAATTTTGACTTCTCAGTCATGTTTCCAATCAGCCTGTTATCTGTTAAAAGCAACAATGTCTCAATGTCTTCAATGAGAGCATTCTCTTCCTCAGCAGTCAGATGTTTAGGCACACGGATCTCATGGATCACTGTGGCAAGAGGATCAATTGATGATCCTTCCTGAGGATCCTCTAAATCCTCCTTCGGATTGAGGATATGATCGGCCCAATCATCAACTGCATTAGTAGGCAGCTTAACTTCCGGTAGAGAGGAGATTGGATCATCCTCAAGATCATCGTCAACTGCAGAATTAAGACTCTTTGAAAAATCATCCCAATTAATAGTTTTAGCCAACTTCTTTCTTTTATCAAAATTGTCCATTGTGCAGATCCCTGCTGATTTTTTTCTGGTTTAAGCGTAGGCATCATGAATGTGCTTGCCAATTGATCCTGGGCGCATGTTGGTCATCTTCTGAGCCTCTCCAGAAATAAAGGCCTGAATTTCTCTGGGAGTCTGGAAGTGCATGCCTTTAAGGTAGCAGTACCACTCAATTGGATCCTTGCTTCTGGGTAAGGTGCCAAGTGACTCAACAGAGTCAGTGTCGGAACCATCATCTGAACCATCCTGGTCATCTTGCATTGCATTCACTGGATTCTGACCGTTTATGATATCGTCACGATCAGTAAATCTCAGGCGGTAACTGTAGTTCTTAGAATAAACAAATGCGACTATGGATGCATTTGCTCTAAGCTCGGCCACCCCTGCATCTGAAATCATTCTGGCATTTCTAGATCTTGTAGAAACAAGCCAGGATCCGATGAAGTGGCACCATGTGTAGATGGAGGGACAAGCTGATGCAGAGTAGGGAGATTTCAAGCTCAATCCCATGTCCATCATGTAGGGTGTGTAAGAATCACCCTGGTCAAGTTCTTCCTCCTCTCTCATCAAAGTGTAGGCTTCCTCCTCTAGTTGTTGAAGGAACATCCAAGCAAATATTTCATCTCCTTCCATCTTGGCTGTTGATTTGAGATGGTTGAGGGCGAGAAGTGCTGCACAGTCGCGGAAGCGGGATGTGACAGTTCCAAATCTCAGGTATGCCAATTCATGGTTGGGAAACTTGCAGAAAAACATGTCTATTCCGGCAATGATCTTGGTGTAGTTGCGATTGTTCAGCCATGCTTTATAAACTCCTTTTGGAGTCTGGAACTGACCAGGAGTTGGGTATGCTGTCAGGACTTGTACTCTGAATCTATCCAAGAGAGCTCCCTGGTAATTGGCATTTGTGATGCGGGAGTAACGGTAAATAAAGAGCAAATAAAGAACCATCCAATAATCTTGATCTGCTTCAATTCCATTAGTTGCTGCAGCATCAATGGTGTTTGTCTCATCAAAAACCACATTATACATTGAAAAAGGGTTGACAGTAGTTCCTTGACCACCAATCACAACTCTGTGAGTTTCCCAGCGTGCATCCAAGACTGCAGTAATCTGCACACAAACAAGGTACAGATAACGGATCACATGCTGCACTCGCAGATTCCCCCTAACTATCCCATCATGAATAATACCGCGAATTTGCTGCAATGAAAAAGTACTCTGCTCAATAGTAAGGGTAGGAGCATGATTACCATTTGCGTCAAAGAAAGCTTTAGTATACTGAGGATCAACACGATCTGCAGGAGCAATGTAACGAATAGGTGTTCCATGACGAATAGATCTCATTTTGACTTAAGTGCAGAAGACTGCTGTCTTTTTTCAAACTTCTAGCCATGTTAATTGTTTTCTTTTTCTCCGTGAAAAAGTACTCTG